AAGAAGATTGCCGGTCAAAAGCAACCTTTGTCTCATGTCGTGTTGAATAAAATTGTTAATATTTTGGTAGATCGTATTAGTTCACAATTAGCAGGAAGAAAATTAGCTCCATTGGATTTTCAAACTGCGATAAATGGGATCGATTATGACACATATACTCGTCATATAAACGTCAAGACAGCAGGGGGACATAATTTTCCCGGTAAGAAAAGCGATTATATGCCTTTGGTAGAGGAATGCGAATACCATATGAGGACAATGAATGGAACTTTACAAAATTCTGTTGAAGAAGTTATTAATGCTTATGCTAAAGAAACATCGCTAGGAGTAATATATAAAGGCTGTTTAAAAGACGAACCTCGTCCTATTGAGAAAATATCAAGTGGAAAGACTCGATTGTTTTTCTCAGCTCCTGTAGACAACCTTATAGTTGCACGCATGTATTTAGGACCTTTTTATACGCTCATGCAAGAATATCGACAGACTTTTTGTACAGCTATCGGAATTAATATTCATTCTGAAGCTAAAGAAATTTATGATAGCCTTCATGAAATATACAATATGGAGGGGGATTATTCAAATTATGATCAGGGAATGCCTATAGCGATAGGTACGGCTGCTTGTACAGTTGTATATAGATTACTTAAAGCATTTGGGTATAATGAATTTTCCCTAAATATTGTTAAAGGATTATTATCTGACAACATGTTTCCTCAGATTAGTGTATTACAGGACCATTTTCGTTGTCCTGGATTGCAACCTTCAGGTAAATACGGAACAGCAGAAGATAATTCTCTGAGAGGGTTAATTCTATTAATGTATTGTTGGTATTCTATGCCAGAAACCCGTGATTTGGATTTCTTTGATCACGTGAGACCGACAACATATGGAGACGATTTGATAGCGAGTATCACTCCCGCTATTAAAGACAAATTTAATAATGTCATATATGCTGAATTTTGCAAGAGATTTTATGGTATCACATATACCCCGGCATCAAAGGGAAATGTTTTATTACCTTTCGTTTCTCGTGATCAAATCTCTTTTTTAAAGAGGAGATTTTTGGTTCGCGATGGA